TAAGGGAAAATAACAACCTTTTGACAATGACGGGCAAAAATCCATTGGATACTATTCTTAAAAACAATGCAGAATTTTACACGGATAACAAATGGCAGATAACGTCACTTGGAATAACAGCAGCAGTTGACTTTAATTACAATAAAAATACAAGTGCATTCAGGTACATTGTCGAAGGCTCAACGGCAAAAAACGCTATTGTATTTTCAAAGTTTGTAATTCGATTAATAAGTTATCCAATCTTAGGGCAATTCATTGACTTGTATTGGGAGGAGGCAAAAAATAGGTATATTTCACAGGATGGCAAAGTAATTTTGAGGCAGTTAAAACCAACTAAATGAAAGCAACCTTAATAAACTTTTTGCATCTTGGATGGGAAAAAATAACTTATGCGATTTGTTGTGGATGGATCTTTTCCTTCTTCATACCAATTAAGGGATTTCTGATATTTACGGTATTCGTGGTTTTTGCTGACATGGCAACAGGAATCCTCGCGGCAAAGAAGGAAGGGCAAAAGATAAATAGTAAAGGGCTTTATCGCACCATAGAAAAAATAGTGGTGTATTTTTGTGCTATCTTGATATTCGAGGGTGCAAGAAATACTTTTTCCCTTCCGTTCAACATTACATACATGGCAGCGTTTTTAATTGCAACGGTGGAGCTTTATTCTATTTCAGAAAATATTAAACGCATTACCGGTGTAAACCTTGGTGTTTTAATTACACGTTTTTTTAATCGCTGAACCAATGGAAAAAATAAACACTCATTCTACTATTATTGAATCTTTAAAAAAACACAATATGCAGACTAATTTAAAAGAAGCATTGAAAAATGCAGATACCGTAAAAAGTCCATTAGGGGACGTGGCTTGTTACTCAATGAACTTTGCCGAGTTGGCTTCGGAAATAAACGTTCATCTTGAGGGCAACAAAGTGAAATTTACTTGGCGCGAGTACATTCAGTTGGCTCAAATTATTTGGGACAAGATTAAGGAGACATCGAGGGAATGTGCTGGGAAGGAAATTGAAGTGAAATTACCTGCAAAGTTATCAATCGTTGGTGCGGCTTTCGCATTGATTGGGTTCAAATTATAGGCGCAGAAGAATCGCTACCTTAGTGCCGAGGGGAGTAGATTGAGTTCTATTCCCCTTAAAAATTAAAATTATGGACAAAAAAGAATTTTGTATATTTCTGGATGCTGGGCACGGTGGCATTAATCCTAAAGTAAAACTACCAAATGGATATACTACCTACCCATCTAAATGTAGCCAACACAATAATGGAACCTTTCATTCTTATGGATGGTTTTTTGAAGGCGTGTTCAACCGGGCCGTTACCAATCTCATCGAACAATATTTGAATGATTGGGGCATGACCACAATGAAAGTTTATGATGAAATAATAGATACACCATTAAGCAAAAGAGTACAAAAAGCTAACTTTGCAGCTAAAAATTATAGTCGTTCTTTATATTTAAGCATTCATGGAAATGCAGCTGAAAATAAAAGTGCTAGGGGTTTTGAAGTGTTTACATTTCCAGGACAAACACAATCGGATGTTTATGCAGAATTTCTATACAAAGAAGTTAAAAAATCCTATCCTAATTGGGTTTTTCGTCATGATAATAGCGACGGGGATTACGACAAAGAAGAAAGGTTTTACGTTTTAAGCAAAACTTTAATGCCTTCGGTTTTGTCTGAAAATGGATTCTTTACAAATTTTCAAGACGCTAAAATGATGTTTGACCCATCATTTCAAAACACAATAGCAAGGTGCCACGCTAGAGCGGTTATTGATTATGCTGAATCAATCGGAGTGGTAATGTTTTAAATGGAAAGGGCTAGACATTTGCCTAACCCTCTTATTTACCAATAATTAACAAATTGCAAAATTAACCTAGTTTATAAATTTCTTTAGTAAAGTTAACGCCAAATCTTTCGTAGCATCACCCATTGATTCCTTATAAATCTTGTACGCTATAGTTATCATTCTCCCAGGTTCCATTCTATACATCGGAGGATTTTCATCCTTCATTAAAGGTTCCATATAAAATTTTAAAAGAAATAATCTAGCTTGCGTACCTTCAGCATATCTAATTGGTTTCGGATACAATTTAGAAATTTTTTCAATTTCTTTCCATGTGGTAATTTTAATACCATCTATTATTTCAACTTTTTGTTTCATTTTACTTTGTTTTGTTTAGTTCCTCAATTAAGGCGTCTGCCGTATCGACCGCACTTTCAACAATGCGTTCAATTTTAATATCAAGTCCATCCTTGTTAGTGATTATTCCTTTCATTGCCATTGCTGCAAAGTATTCGCGTTTGGTTAAACCATTACTTTTATAAATATTATCGTCCGAATAATCCTTTTTTGAATTAATAACGTTGTGAATTGCATCATTTGGTTTTGTTTCTTTATTTTCCATGTTTCATATAATTTTTAGCCTGAATAGCAAGAGTAAAACAATCTATTTCATCCTGACTTATTTTTTCTGGTTTAAAATCTGGTTCAAATGTGTAGCCTTCGCGCTCGAATACTCTTAAAAATAATCCTTTACTCCATTTTTTACCCTTTTGTTCGGGAGAAATATTATAAACTTCGCATCCATGCTCATTAATCCATTCGTAGGCTATTCTTGACGCTCCCTGATTCATGCCTACATTTCGGGACAGACGGGACAAAATAGCTCTGTTTGTAGAATTATTAAAGGTTATGTTTTGAAGGCTACTATCCTCTACCATTACAACAGGGTTATAATACATCGTCCACCAAGTTCTCATTAATTTTTGGTTATTTCAATCAATTTTAATAAACTATTAATTTCAGCATTTTCGTACGTTTCAAACAATTCATGTTTAAAACAATAGGTACTTGTTGCGATGTTAAAAACATGAGAAGCCCATTTAAAATTTAACCTATAAATTGCGCCTTCCAATCTGTATTTTTCCCTAAAAAATCTAAATGCCTGGGAGAATGTTGGAGCTAAAGTAATTGATTTTTTATTTGGAAAATAAGTCCAACCATTATATATATCAACCGATATTATTGTCCTTAATTTACCAGAATCATTGTAATAATATGTAAAACAAGGCTCATCGAACCCCAATTCTTTAAGTGCTAAAGCCATTTCATAAATTACAAATTCCTTTTCCATAATTAAAATAATGATAATTGAAATGAGGTAATATTGCGTCTAACTACTTTAGGAAGATCTTCTTGGACATTCTTTATAATTGTTCTCCGTTTCCTCCTTCTTATAATTTTCGTTTCGTTTATGCCATACGCTTCTACGCCTTTATCGACAAAATTTATTTCCAAAAGATAGCCAAAAACAATAATAGTTCCAACAAATAAAAACATAGTTATAAATTCACCTCCTTCATAGTGTTCTTGTAATCCAAAGAATATTTCTATTAAAGCCACAATAGTTGCGCCTAATGCTATTTTAGGCGGATAAGTACTTCTACCTTTAGTAGGATTAAGAAAGTCCATGAAAACGACTGCAAAACGCCCTAATTGTAAAATACTAGCCGCTATAATAGCTAACCAAAAATCTATTGGCAGAAATATAGCGGTTAGGTAGGCGTTTATGCCATAAGTAAGGATAATCGTAGCCAGCATAATCGTAGGGATATTATCCGAAATGCTTTCAAAAGTCCACTTAAACTGCAAATTGTTAAAATTCTTTTCCATTTTGTTCGTTGTTTTTTGTTTATAATAATTTAAGTTCTTGTTCTAGTTCCCATATTTCTTCTGATAATTCATGAAGAGAATGATCCACAATAGTATCTATAAGTTCTTTGTCAAGAATAATAAAACTACTTTCATTGATTCTGCCAAATTTTATGTCATGTGTTTTTTTAAATTTTAAATTATTTATAATTTCTTTATTTCTATCTATTTTCTGTAAAATAACAGATGCTTGTTTAGCTTGCTCTAAAGTCATGATGTTTGGTTTTTAATGTTTAAAATTCGTTGGTTCTCTTTTTTAACGGAAAATTATCCTTCTTAATCTGCCAATATTCAGCCATTAAAGAGGCGCGAAATTTGTAATCTCTATCTGTATGGTAGCCACTTTTATAGACACATTTGCAAATAGATTCGTACAATTTGATTCCTTTAATTTTGTAATTTGCCTTTTTGCAATCAGCGTACCTACCAGAATTTAGAACGCTGGCCCACAACTTCATGCCTTCTTCGGTGTTGGCTGCCTTCATAAATTTAGCACGAATATATTTGTCACGTCCTCGAATAACTTCGCGTGTTTTGTAGGTTACAGATTTTTGACCTTTTAAAGCTTTCACGCCTCCAGCATTGGCGTGTTTGCGCCACAATTCTGTTTCAATTCCCTGTGAAGTTGCCTCAATAATAAAGAAGCTATAAATCATTGAGATAGGAAAGTCAGTCAATAAATGTACGTTCATAAGCATTGATTCATAGCAATATGCAATATAGATACGTCTTAATTTTGACTTATCAACTCCTTTTAAATTCCTGAAACCTCTACCTTCTAATGTTTGGCGTAATTGTTCACCGGATAATTTACGCACCTCCCATCCATAGCTACGAGATCCATAGGCTTCTTCATCTATCTCTTTACTTTCTTCTTTTGCAGGAAAAGTCAGGGTAGTAATTTTGTGAACATAAACTGTATCACGTTCAATGATTGGCACAAATGAAGTATAATTGTATTGCGTATTTATTGGGCTATAAATCAAGCCAACAACAAAAGCAACACCAATTCCAGCAGCTACCTGATATGGCAGCCGTTTATTTTGTGGTACGTAATCAATAATCGGGTCTTTCATTTGGTTGTTTTTTAATAGTAAATAATCGTTTCAATACGTAAATTTATATATAAATAATTACATAAAAAAATATTTGTGTATTTATTTAAAAAAAAATCCCGTACCTAAATGATACGGGACAAAATCAACCTAAATTAATCTACTTACCAAATGATGCAATACTTATTTCTTTGTCTGGCACCTCAATCCTTAACTCCTTAAATTTCTTAATGGCTTCTTCAATGTTTGGTGCATCGGTTATCACTTTTCCTGTTTTCCATCTTATCTCGTATTTCATTAGTACCATTTTTTTACAAGGTCAACAATAAAGTAAATCGCAAAGGCTAAAGTTACAATGCCTCCAGCTGCAACAATGATACTGGCAGCATCTTTAATCAATTTTTGCTTTTCGTTTTCAGTTAGCATAATTATTTTTTTTGTTTTCTCGATAAATTGCCATATTGGCTAATAATTTTTCTTTATTTTTTGAGTAATAAATCCTACTTCGTTCCCTGACTTTTTCCAAATATTCTAGTGTCCAATTTTCTCGCGCCTTCTTTCGGTATTCATTCATTTGTTTCCGTCGTTTTTCTTTCTGGAAGCGGCTTAAATTTTTCTTCCATTGAACCATATAGGCGGCTCGCTTTGCTTTTTTTTCTTCGTCGGTCATAGGCTATTTGTTTAAATAGTTTTTAGATGCTACTGGATCTTTGCCCTGATTTGAATATTTAGCATCCTCTTTTTTGTCATAGCTCACATTTGGCATCTCTGAAATATCATGGTAAACTATTTGCGCTATTTTCATGCCAGGGTAAATTTTTAGCGGCTGAATTACCAAAAGTTCAAGCGTCCAATGTCCGGCAAATCCAACATCTCCAAACCCGGCCGTTACGTGTACAAATAAACCTAATCTTCCTAATGATGATTTTCCCTGAATGACGGGTACGTGTTTCAAAGTTTGGGTATATTCCACCGTAGAAGCAAGATAAACTATTCCAGGCTGCAATACTAAACCTTCATCGGGAATGATCATTGGTGCGGATGGGTTTTTCTTTCGCACGTCTAAAACCCTTTCTGTGTATAAAATTAACGTGTTAGATAGCGTTAAATCGTAGCTGTTAGTTCCTAAGTTGTTAGAATTAAACGGCTCAATCACGATATTACCTTCGTTAATTTCGTCGGTAATTGTTTTGTCGGTTAAAATCATTTTGTTTCGTATTTATGGTTATCAAAATATTGTAATTTTTCCATTATGTAATAAACGCCATGAAAAAATCCATGAAATCTTCCTACTGATTCACAGCTTTCTTCAAGCGACATTGATTCATGATACCTCTCAACAACTTGAGCTTGTTTGTGTATTTC